CCGAAAGCCGGGACCGACGCTCGGGTGATCCTCAACGGGACCAGCGTGATCGCGTTGACCATCCCGGTGCCGACCAAGGACATGGACGGGACACTCCTGACGATTGTGGGCAACGGGGCTGCGGCCCACACGCTCACGTTTACGGGAGGCTTGTCTGGTGCTGGCACGTCCTACGACGTGGTCACGACCAACTCCACGGCCCCGATTGCATTCACCGCGATTGCGTGTAACGGACTGTGGAATTCGTTTGTGGCCACCCCGATGGCGGGGACGGTGACAAACATCACAGGCACCGTGGCGTAACATCACACAGAGGGGGGTCACTTCGTGGCCCTCCTCTCTTTCCTGCGAGGCATTCATGGCGATTGTGCATAACCCGGACTCGGACTACGCCCGAGAGCTGGAGAAATGGAACCAACCGACAACCAACGGCGGATTCGGAGCGGCGAGGTTTGAAGAGTATCCGCTCATGGTTTTCAAGGCGTTCCAGCGCGACAACGGGAAAGTGATGTGCGGTGACCCCCTCGCCACCGTGGGTGATGCCGAAGGCGAAGCCTTTTCCCGGTCGTGTCAGCTCATCGTCAGGAGTACTGATGAGCGCGACCGAGCACTGGCCGATGGCTGGTCTATCGCGCCGGACAAGGCGATTGAGAAGTTCGAGCACGACATGCAGTCGATAGCCGAAGTGACCGCCCAACGCCACTTTGCCGATCAGGGACTCAGCGGTCTTGCCAAGGCCGAGGCGCAACAGGCGGATGCGGCAACCCATGAACAGGTGCCGGCCGTCCCGATCACCCCGATCAAGCGGAAGCGTGTCCGCCCGCCGCGCAAGGNAAAGGAATAGCGCATGGCCCAAACNAGCGGNACGTATAACCGGTCGGTCGTGATTACCAAAAGCGACACAGTCAACTTCGATGGCAGCACGTATTCTGCTTCTGCCTCGACCAAGGCCATTCCGGCTGATGCCATCTTCGTCGGTGGAGCTGGGGTCGTGGTGGCGATTTTCGAGGATGGCAGCTCCGCGCCCTTCACCGTGTTGGCCGGCACCGTACTGCCGCTCAAGTGTATTCGGGTGAATAGCACCTCCACGACAGCGACACTGATGAATGCGCTCTATCAGGTCTAATGACTGTCAGCCAGCTCATCACTGCGGCCCTGCAAGACTTGCGAGTGTTGCAGGTCGGAGAGACGGCGTCGGCCAACGACGCGGCGTATGGACTGGATCGGCTCAATGACTGGATCGACAGCCTTGCGACCGAAGGCTTGACGGTCTATAGCCGAGCGCGCACGACCTGGACGATCTCAGGAGCCACCAGTTACACGATTGGCACCGGAGCCACGATCAACTGTGCGCGGCCCACGGGTCCCCTGGCCATCGACAACGTCGGCTTTCAGGACACGTCGGTCTCACCGACGCTGGAATACAACCTGGGTCCGGTCCTGACAGAGGACGCCTACGACGGCATTGCCCAGAAGGATCTCACGTCCGTCTATCCGCAGGCGGTCTACTACAACCCCACATATGATTCGGGGTTTGGGCTCATTCGCCTGTGGCCGCTCTCCACGAGCAGCACCCTGGAAGGCGTCATTTACACCCTGGTGCCCGTGAGTGAATTTACCGCCATCAGCGACACCGTGGCGTTGCCACCGGGGTATCGACGGTTCCTGCGGACCAATCTCGCCAAGGAGCTTGCCAGCGCCTTTGACTCGCCGCTGACGCCGGATATCCAGCAGGCCGCGAGGGAGAGCAAGGCCGACGTGAAACGTGCCAACGAGCGCCTCATGGACCTCTCCAGTGGCGTGGCAGGGTTGATCTTTGGTGGGGCCGGCCCGCATTACAACATCTATTCGGATACGTAGACATGTCGAACTATTCCGGCTTTGTGTACGGGTCGAACGAACCGCAGAGCCCGTGGGCGGACTGTGAGCGCACGGTCAATTGGTATCCAGAGCCGAGTCAGGCGTCGTCCTCGCCACATATCGCCGCCCTCTATCCGTGTCCCGGCCAGCAGGAGTATGTCCGGGTCGCTGACATCAATGGTCGCGCCCTCTTCGCGATGGCGGATCGGTGCTACGCCGTCATGGGGGCGAGCGTCTACAAGGTGCTTGAGACCAACAGCGCGTCGATTGTCACGGACGGAACGGTCACAAATGACCCCAATCCCGCTTCGATAGCGAGCAATGGGGATGCCGGCGGCCAACTCTTGATTGGCTCAGGGACCAACGCCTACCTGCTCACGATTGCGACCAATACCCTCAGTGCGTCCATCAGCGCGCTGGCCGGGAAATGCACGATGGTCGGGATGATTGATGGCTACTTCCTGTCCTTCGACAGTGCCGAATCCAAATTTTACATCTCTGCTTTGAACAACGGCGCAAGCTGGGACGCCACACAGTATGCCCAGCGCAGCATTGCCCCAGACCCCTGGAAAGCGATGGTCGTGGACGGCAACCGCCAGATTTGGCTCATTGGCGAACAGACGGGCGAGGTCTGGTATGACGCCGGCACGAGCCCGTTTCCCTTTGCGCCCGTGCCGGGGTCAGTCTTTGGCTATGGCACCCCTGCGCCGTATTCCGTGAAGCTCGCTGGCGATAAGATGGTCTGGCTCTCCCAGACGGCAGAGGGAGCCGGGATTGTCGTCGCCGCGACTGGCCTGGTTCCGCAACGCGTCAGTTCATACGCCGTTGAGACCGCCATTGCCGGCTACGCCAGGACCAGCACGATTACCGACGCGGAAGCCGTCGTCTACAGCGACCAGGGGCATACCTTTTACTGCCTGACGTTTCCTGCGGCCGAAGCGACCTGGGTCTTCGACCTCTCGACGGGCCTCTGGCACGAGCGGGGGGTCTGGGATGTGAGCAGTGGCAGCTATGCGATGTGGGGACCGCGCAGCCACTGCTATGCATTTGGGCAGCATCTCGTCACTGACCGGACCACGGGACTTATCTGCTCGATGGATACCGCATTCACCACTGAGTGCAACGGTGACCTGATTCGTCGGCTACGCGTGCCGCCACCGCTCTGGCTGCAAGCGGGCTCCGCACGTCGCCTCTTTGTGTCCCGCCTTGAGCTGTTGCTGGAACCGGGACTCGGCACCGCCTCTGGGCAGGGCGTCGATCCCCAGGTCATGATGCGGACGAGTACGGATCTCAAGACGTGGAGCAATACGCAGCTCGCCTCGGCCGGCGCGCAGGGCACATTCGGCACGCGGGTGTATTGGACGCGACTCGCGAGTTCCGACCGTGCCTGGGTGCCCGAAGTGACCGTGACTGATCCGATTCCCTGGCGGATCGTGGGGGCTGATGTGGAAGGGCGGAACATCCAAGGGCGGGACGCATGACCGATGCTCAGCATAGCTCCGACACCGGAAGTCGTGGTCGAACCGGCCGTTGTGGAGGGNCGGATCTCCGGGCGCGTGACGCANGTTATGCGGTACTGGCTCCTGTCGATGGTNGACCGACTGAATGGGACGCCGCAGACGCTGGACACCGTGCAGGCGTCCACGCAGGCGGCGTCGATCAGCGCGACGAATTTCGAGATTCTGTCGGTGTTACCGGGCGTGTATCGGCTCTCGATGGGGGCCAGGATTTCTCGGGCAGCGACCACCAGTTCGTCCCTGACCGTGACGTTCGGGTGGACCTCGGGGGGCGTCAGTTGCACGACGAGCAGCACGGCGATGACGGGGAACACGACCGCGACCGTGGGAAGCCTGACGATCCTGGTGCGCGTGGACGAGGCGACCGCGATTACCTATGCGACGACGTATGCCAGTGCGGGAGGCACGACAATGCAATACAGCCTGGACGTGTCGTGCGAGCAGCTCGTGTAATCCGGCCGGCCACGCATGCGGATGTGCCGGCCCTGGTGGTGATGGGGCAGCAATTTGTCCAGACAGCGATGTATCGGGATGTGCTACAGGAGAACCCCGAGCAGATGGCGATTGTCGCGGGTAATTTGATCGACCATGAGTCCGGCGCAATTCTGGTCCTTGAGCGAGACGGCATTCTGGTGGGGATGATCGGGATTCTCTGTACGGTGCATTTCCTGTCTGGGGAATTGTGCGCCGGGGAGGTCTTCTGGTGGGTCACGCCTGGGTCTCGTGGTGATGGTGTGCGACTCCTCAAGGCGGCAGAATCGTGGGCCATCGAGCGTGGGGCCAAGACGCTCCAGATGATTGCCCCGACCGAGCGCGTCGGACAGTTCTACGACCGGATGGGATTCACGCGCATCGAGACGGGATATCAGAAGGCACTGAACGCATGACTACGGCACTGCTTGAGCCGGAAGAGGCTGTCGCCCGTGGCACCGACGTGGTCCCTGACATCCACGTTTATGACGATGTTTTGCCAGACCCAGAGGGTTATCGTGCGTTGGCATTGGCCCATGCGTTCCAGACGTTTGAAATCGGCGGCGAGCAGTGGCATGGGTTCGCGGCGTGTCGCCAGACTGACATTGTGAACTGGTTGCGGGATGTGCGTCCCGACCTCACGGCGACAATATCATTCCTGCGACAGAGCCCAGAGGGACAGCTTGAGCCGAATTTTATCCATACGGACAGGTCGATGGGTGACTGGACCGCGTTGTATTATCTGACACCCTCCCCCAAAGAGGGAGACGGCACGGACTTCTGGCGGCACCGCTGGTCAGGCGTCACCGAAAGCTGCGCCGAGTCGGACGTTGCAATGGCACAAGAAGAAGCCGCATGGCGAGACATGCCGCAATGGTCTCTGCGGCAACACGTCGAGGCCCGGTTTAATCGCGTGGTGTTGTTCCCGGCGGGATATTTTCATTCTCGGTCACTGTATGACAACTACGGCCATGGCGAGACGGCTCGATTAGTGCAGACCGTGTTTAGCAAGCAAGGAGTATAGAGATGGGATTAGTTACAGCCATGGGCGGTGCTGCGGTAGGAGGCTTGCTCTCAGGCACGGCCACGGGGATTGCCGGACTCGGATCTGCCAAGATGCAGAGCGGTGCGGCCGGTCGAGCCGCACAACTCCAGACCGACGCGGCCAATCGGGCCGCTGAATTACAGCGTCAGTCGGCGGCTGATCAACTCGCCTACGTCAAGCGCCAATCCGAATTGGACCGGATGTCCCAACGATGGGCGGATCGACAGAATTACGGGCTGTCGAGAGCCGAGGGCATGAATGCGTTCAATCGATTCGGAGATGTCGCGTTCAACACGCGGGCGTCTGAATTGTCGCGTGGCCGCAGCGAGGACAAGCGGTATGGAGCCACGCAGCAACAGCTCAACACGATGCGTGCGCTGATGGGCATGGGCGACAAACCGCTGGTGTCATATGTCGAGCCGGACGCGTTACGCTTGACCGCGCCGACACTGCCTGACTACGTAGAAGACCCCACGCCGGTTACCGCCGATGCCGTGGCCGTGGTCCCGACAACCACCGCCCGTCGCCGGGTATAACCACGGAAAGATTATGCCGACGTTGAATGGACGCTCGCTGCCTTATTACGGATCTCGCCAGTTCCGAGAAGAGGATTACGCATTCGATCCAGACAGTCCCGAATCGGCAGAGGGTGGATCGCGGGATGAGGAAACGGCAGCGTTTGAAGAGGCCAAGGGGGCGTTACGAGCGGCCTACCGAGAACATCTCGGTCGAGAGATCACCGACGATGAGATTGAGGGGTGGTGGACGGGACAATACGGGTGGGGACCCGCCGGGATTGATGGTCTTGATGACTGGATTCGTGGCATCAAGCACGAGGGCGCTCGACTCAAAGCCACGTTGGGCAATATCCCTGGAACATCCCCGTCACCTGAGCAGCCTTCGCCGCCGCCTGAACGCGCACCAGAACCTGACTATCCGGAGCCCCCTGATGATCTCCCTGAGCCGGGTCCGCCACCGCCGCTGCCAGATCCAGGACCATATCCACCGCTCCCCGACCCAGGACCATATCCACCGCTGCCAGATCCAGGACCATATCCACCGCTGCCAGATCCAGGGCCATATCCACCGCTGCCCGACGATCCTGGACCGCGCCGACCACCACCGCTGCCAGCGCCACCTCGGCTNCCAAGTCCACCTCCAGCACCAGGACCTGACTATCCTGCGCCCCCTGATGGCCCCCCTGAGCCGGGTCCGCCACTGCCGCTGCCAGATCCAGGACCATATCCACCGCTGCCAGCGCCACCTCGGCTGCCAAGTCCACCTCCAGCACCAGGACCACCGCGACCGGTGCCCCCAGACGAGCAGATTCTGGAGCGGTCCTTTGATCTACCCGAAGGCCGAATCTCTTTCGGTGACGACATGCCGACGCCGAGAGAGGCTCCGGTGTCTCGCCCAGCCTTTGAACAACCTGATTACGTCAAGGAGGGACGACCTCCCCTTCCAGGCGAACAGGAAGCCGCCCAAGACAGATGGATAGATTACGGCGTGTCTCAGGGAGACCGAGGTGCAATCGCGGCACAGGCCGCACGGGGAGCTGCACCAGAGGCCCAACGTCAACCCATTCGGCGCGATCCAATTCTGGAGCGTTCCGTTGAATCGTCTGACTTCCGCGACCCAGTCTTCGAGGGCGGGGAAGGGTCCGAGACGGAGGGAGCGGAACGTCAGGAACGGGTGGCTGCACGGACACCTGCTGGAAAGAAGCCTCCCATTACGCCGACCGGACGGAGAAATACTATGGCTAGTCGCAACGTGGACACTCTTCCTACTGATTTCACTGGAGACCCCGACGTTATAGATGACGACGACCTCACCGAGCCGGACGATATTGCCGCAGACTTTGATCGCGAGCGGGCGAGAGAGACATTGCAGGCGGCGTACCGCGAATATCTCGGTCGAGAGATGACCGAGGCGGACTTTGAGGGCTGGTGGTCAGGAGCGTACGGCTGGGGACGAGCCGGGATCGAAGGCCTTGACGACTGGCTGCGTGGCATCAGGCACGAGGGAGACCGGCTGAAATCGGTCGCCGCAGACCCGACCGTCGCAGACCCGACCGAAACAGGAGAGGACAATACCGGCGTGCCCGATAGAACAGGCCAAGCCCCGCCTGGATGGGACCCGACGAAGTGGGCGGACCCAGACCACCACACCGTCAAGTACGACGCGGCAGCGTTCCTCTACGGGCTCACCAAGCCGTCAGAGATTGACGCGATGGTAAAAAGTGCCGCGTTTCAAGCGCGTTTTCCCGGCGCGACGTTCAATGGCAAAGACAAGATCGATTTCGGCAGCGTGACCGAAGATGGTGTCCCGGTCGGCGTGATTGACGTGCTCATGCGGTCTGATAAAGAAGGGGACACATCTGCGGGATTATGGTGGGGTGATACGGGCAACGACCCGGTGGCAGACCCCACCGGAGCAGACACGCTAGACACCAGAAGAACCGGAGCAGACACGCTAGACACCAGAAGAACCGGAGCAGACACACGAGGTTCCGGGGAATGGACCCGCGACGCCTGGGCCGAAGCGCTCCTTAATGCCCAAGGTGGGAGGAGCCCGTTACTCAATCCGGCCGCGACACCGGGACCGCCCAGTATGGGCTATGGCGGCGGCGGCACGATGGGGCAGATGATCACCCCCTACAANCCGCTCGCGACCTATAGCCCCGTGCCGTATGTCCCGCCGGCCCCGTTCCGACCTCCAGCCTATGAGGGCGCAACCCCGTTTCAGCAAGACCCCTATCAGGCGGCGACCCCGTTCGGGCAAGATCCCTACGCGGCTGCGGCCCCGTTTACGGGTCCAACGGCTGCGGACATGGCCGCAGACCCTGGATACCAGTTCCGGTTGCGTCAGGGACAGGAGGCGCTGGAGCGCAGTGGCGCGGCACGCGGGGTGACGAATACCGGGGGCACCCTGCGGGACATTTTGGACTACGGGCAGCAAGCGGCGTCCCAGGAATACGGCAACGTGTTTGGACGGCAACGCGACGTGTATGACCTGAACGAGCGCAATCGGTTCAACGCCTATCAGGCCAACTACGGTAATGCGATGGATGCCTATGCCATGAATGAGGCCAATCGCTTTGGTGCCTTTGACGTGAATGCGGCGAATCGCTATCGCACCTACGCCATGAACGAGGCGAATCGCGCAGGCGCATTTGATAGAAATGTTGGGACCGCCCGAGACGCCTACGCGATGAACCAGGCGAATCGCTTTCAGGGATATCAGACGAACGAGTTGGCGCGGTGGCAGGAGAATCAAGAAGCCGAGGCGCGTCGGTCTGGTGCGTATGGCACGAACCTGGGGGCCTACGAGCGACAGCAACAGCAAGGGTTGCGAGCGCAGGGACAGGGGTTCGATCAGGCCTACCGCAACTGGCAGGAACAATACAACCAGGGCCGCTTAAACGCCCAGGACACCTATAACCGCATGTATGGATTGAGTACCACATAATGCCGTTTCAATATACGCCGTACCAGAACCGCTATGTCGGGTCCATTGCCGACCTGATGGGTCGTGGCCGTGACGCCGAGGCCCAAGCCCTGATCACGGCTGCGAACGCGCAGGCCCAAGCGGCTCAGGCCAGCGGGCAGGCGTGGGGCGGGGCGATCCAGGGGATTGGGAATACCATCGCGGCGATACCTGGGCAGATGCAGGCGCAGCAGGACCGGGACCGTGTCATGGAGGAACGCGAGCGGGCAGACCGGACCAGGGCGATGACGGCCAGCATGTTCAATCACCCCGCCGAAATCGGTCCGACTATCCCTGACGGGACGCTTCGACCCGCAAACG